CCGCCGTCGTTCCGTTCTCTAACTTTACGAGGTTATCGTCAAAGGCGCCGAACGCTTCAAGGGTTTCCGAGTCGAGAACATAGCCCGCGTCGTGGGCTTGCTTGGCGTAATCTTCAAGCGCACTTGATCCCGCGTCGATAAGTGGGTTGAGTTCCTTTGCGCCCTTGCCCAAAAGTTGCATTGCGAGTGCGTCGCGTTCTGTTTCGTTCTGAACACTTCCCAAAGCGTCGATAGATTCGAGGAAGACTTCGTTTGCGTCCCTGAGTGAGCCGTCGGCATTAGTAAACGAAACACCGAGTTTGTTAAACGCTTCGATTGTGGATTCTGAGCCACCTTGCGCGGAAGACATACTCTTTTCAAGTTTAGTTATTGACCCCGTCATTGTGCCGACGTCAACGTCAATAAGTTCCGCCGCGTAGCTTAACTCTTGCAAAGTGTCCGTTGACAAGTGAGTCACGGAAGACATTGTCAAGACTTCGTCGGAATAGTGGGCGCCCTGAACTGACATATTAGCAAGTGCGGTTGTGCATTCGACCATAGCCGCCCCAAGCGCGACCACTGCAGCGGCAGCCGCTTCTGCTGCAACCTTTGCCGCTTCTCCGAACTTGTGCCAAGCCTCCGACGATTTCTCGGCATTATCGCCGGACGTTTTCGCTTCTTGTCCCGCGTCTTTCGCCGAATCTGCCGCGTCGGTCAAACCAGAACTAGCCCCTTCCGCCTCGGTTTCAAGTTTTCCGAGTTTGTCCGCCGTCTTTGTGACTTCGGCGGTCAACTTGGCGTATTCTTCCTGAGAGATAGTTCCTTGTTCAAGGGCTTTTCCCGCTTCTTCGGCGGCTCTCTTTTGAAGTTCGAGTTTGTCCCTTGTCTGCTCTATCTGTTTAGCAAGCAACGATTCCTTTTGCGCCAACAATTCGACGTTGGACGGGTCGAGCTTCAAGGCTTTGTCGACTTCTTTTAAAGCCGAGTCGGTCGTCTTGATCTCTTTGTTTACGCTTGATAGCGCCTTGCCTAGTTGGGTAGTATCGCCCTTAAATTCAATGGTGATTCCCTTAATGTTACCACTAGCCACGTTTTAACCCCCTTTATTAGAAAAATGAGTCTATGTCTTCTTGCGTCGCTTTGTCAGGATATTCGAAGTTGTCGTTTCCTTGCTCGGTCAATAAGTCCATAAGAAAGCCAAAAGACAACAAGTTTAATTCAGTAATCGACAAGCCGAGTTGTTTTGCTCTCAGCAACAACAACGGCGTCGTGAATGCTCGGTCTTTCGGCTTTATGCGTTTTTTGATTCTGTCGTCTGTGTCGTGTTGCTCTGCCAAAGTTCAATAATCTTACTGAGTGCGGAAGAGTCGTTAAACGTTCCGTTCTCGAAACCAGAAAGCCAAGAATAATAATCAATCTTGCCAAGATTCATAAGTCGTTCAACGTCTGCGATCTCGGTTTGCTTGGAGTAGATAAAAGCAATTTCCGAAATCACCTGAGAACGGCGCATTATTTCCGCCGCGTCCTCTGGGTCGATTGTCTTTGCCGCGTCTGGGTTGTCCTTGTTCTCGACGATCTTGTCGTAAGATTTAACCTTTGTGAATGAAAGCAACTGTTCGAAAAAATCCTTCTTGAAAATTTCCCTATACAAAATAGGGGTCAAAGCATTACAAGTGCATTCGATAGTTGTATTTTTGAATGTAATATTGGTTTTCATTTTCTTTTACCTCGATTGACTCTCTTTAAACAAAAAAGACCCCCGCATTTCTGCGAGGGTCAAACGCTCATTTGTAAACCACTTACAAAGTAGGAATGTAGGGTGCCGTATTCCAAGCACTAAATGTTGCTTCGCTTGTATTGGCGCCCGTTCTACACTTGACAAGTCCGTCGTCTGGTCTTGGTGTGATCGTGATATTAACACTATCGGTTTGTGGTGTTGGTGCGGAATCACTTGTTATCGTTGAACCATTGATTGACATTCTGCCAAGCATACAACGATAGAGAAGATAACGTCTTGCCGCCTTGTCGCCGTTTACCTCGAATGTCATTGCGAAATAAGAGCGAACGTTGTCTTTGCTCTCGACAAGAACGTCGTCTTGGTCAGCAACAAAGCCTAAAAGGTCGGTAAGAACCTCTGTTGGAACAAGTGCACTTTCAAAAGTTCCCGTGTAGCCTGTGTTCTGACCCTGAACGACATAATAGACCATGTCGTCTGCGTCGAAGTTCGAATCTTCACTTCCCGCCGGATCGAGTGTGAGGTTTACGGCGCCGTCCCACTTAATCGGCGAACCATAAGTTGTTGTTATGTCGCCCGTCTGAGGGTCGGTTGTTTCGGTTGCCTTGAAAACGAAAACGTTCTTCAAGCCGAATTTGACTTTATTTTTAGCCATTTTCTTTTTACCTCCGAATTAATGAATAGTAGACAATGTAAAACTGTTGTCCGTCGTCGAACGCTTCGTCCTTTTGGTATGGCAAGCAATTTTGAACGAGCAAGTCTTCGACTTCGGATTCAACAGTTTCATTTTTATTTGTGGTGTATAGTTCAAGTGTGATGTCTTGGGCGATATTGAACGTTGTGTCGTCTGCTTCAAAGTTCTGCGAGCCGCCATAATTTACGACAAGATAGGGAAGTTTCGCGCCGTCTTTCGCCCTTATGGAGTAAACGTCGCACTTTTTCAGAGTCTTTAAAATGTCGATAAGTTCTTTATTTGTCATTTTGCAAGCCTCCGTTCAACTTCTTTTATCACTTCTTCGACGAATAGCGCTTTGCCCTCTTCTTCGGCGGGTTTAATATGCGGGTGTGCGGGTGCTCTTCCAACCTTGCGTCCGCCTCTGACAACGTCGTGTCCGTTTTCTAGTAAGTGAGTCAGACCCGCTTGTTCGTTATAAACAATGAACGCCGACCCCTCTTGCTTAACTTTCCACGACCGCGCATATTTTCCGCGATTCTTTGGCGAAGTTCCCTTCAATATCTTTACGACTTTTTGTGAAGTGGTCTTTCCCGCCGTCTTGGTAGCCTCCAGGACTTCCGCCTCGGTCGTGACGCCTAGTTGCTTCATAATGTCGCCGAGAGTTCCGCCCTTGATTTCTACATTAGACAAACGAAACGCCCCCTTCTTCCTGACAGTACAATTCGACGTGGTCGTCGTCCGTTTCATAGGTACGATAAACGGCGTATCTATTGCCGTTATATTCGACTAACTTTTCGCCGTCGTAATCGAACGCAGATATAACGAAAGAAAACGAGGGCGTAAGACCGCCCCGTCTTCCTTCGAAAAATTCTGCGCGGGATATAGACCGAAGCTCGACAATAAACGTTTTGCTCGTTTCCGTCGTCTGGGGTTGGTTCAATTCGTCCAATGTTTCAACTTGCTTTACAAGTTTAAGTTCACGGATTTTCATTGTTCACCGCCCCCAACGTCGAATACTTCGACGACATCAAAAGTTTTGTTTTCAAGTCGTCGTAATTCTGCTTGTAACTCTGTCGCCTTGTGGTGTCACGCTCGAACATATAGGACGCATAAAGAATTATTGCGTCCTTGAGAAGTCCGTCGGCGGTTTGCTCCGTAAACGGAATAATGTCTGTTGTGCTTGTAAGGTCAAGAATCGCAGAATCAATATATCTTTGAAGTTCTGTATTCAACAACGTGTTATCCGTTGTGGTGATCCTGAGTGCGAAGCGTACTTCGTCAATCAATGCCATATTAAACCGCCTCCGTCTTTCTTAAAAATTAGCCCTCTGAGTCTGGCTTTGTGATTACGCAGAATGCGTTAGGGGCAACAATACCAATTCCGGCATAGAGCTTGCCGACGATCTTAACGAGGTCGGATTCTGCGAGGCTCTTTTCGTCAAATACGAACTTTACTTCGTTGCCGTCAGGAAGGTTAATTCTTGCACCGAATCCGAGGTCGCCAACGATTGCGTACTCTTCGTCAGCGTCTGCGGAATCGTAAGCGTCCAAACTGTTATTGAAGAGAACAGGAAGTCCGTTGAACGGGTCACCGTCGTTAACAGTTTCGAGAGCCTTGAAAGCCGCCCAAGTCTGTTTATTCATAATAACAACAAGGTCTGTTGCCTCGTCGGAAGTAGCCGCGATAGCGTTAAGGATAGTTGTCTTAGCAACGCCACCAGAGATTGTAGCCTGTCCCGCCTTTGTAGAAGTAGAAGAACCAACGGCAGCGACAATAGCCGCAATGACAAGATTCTCTGCTTTCTTGATGATCTTATATGTGATCTCGTCGTAGATATAGTCAAGGAAAGCCTGACCACGAAGGGACATAACCTCGTCAGAAACTGTTATCCACTTCTTGATATTGTGAGGGATAATCTCAATTGCGCCAAGAACGAGAACTTCTTCGTCTGGTGCGTCGCCGCCCTCAGTATGAACAACGGCGTCTGTTCCGCTAATCTCAAAACCAATCTTGAGATTGCCCTTATAGTTCACCTTGCCAACGCGTGAGAAGATTTCGGACTTTTCCCAAGCGGTCAAGATTTTCTCTTCAATGAATGTAGGAACAACGACTGTTCCGTTTGTTGCGTTCTCTGTGAGAAGTGAGCGGCACTCTGTAAAGTCGCCCGTCTTGATAGCCTCCGCGAATGCGTCAATATATGCGGAACTGTTTCTGATTTCTTTTACGTCTGTCATTTTCTTTGCCTCCATTTTTGGTTCAAGGTCGTTTCTTACTTCGACGCCCTCGCCGTCGATTACGGCTTTCAAGTCGTCTTTGTTTTCCTCGGCAACTTTGCGAAGCTCGACAAGTCTTTCGTCCATTGCTCGAACTTCCTCGTTCAATGCGTCAACGTCTGTTTCTGTGTCTTCGCCGCTAACGACTTTTTCGAGAATAGAGTCGATTTCAGACTTTCTTGTCTTGATCTCGTCTTCGCTTAATGCCTTGATTTCTTCAAGAGTCATAAACTTAAACTCCCTTCATTTTGATTTTTAAAGCGATTGCCGCTCTACGCCTTATTTCCTGTTCTTTTGCGAGTCGCTCCGCCCGTAACTCTTCAATCGCTCCGTCGAAGAGTGAACGCGCCGACAATCCTATGTCGGTATAAGGGTTTGCGGGAAATGATACCGCCGATATATCAAAGAGCTTTTTGATTCGCCCTATTGAACGTGTATAAATCTTCTTGCCGTTCTCTTCTTCCTCGCTCCACGTTTCCGCGTTGCGGTCAGTAATGAAAGCAAAAGACATTTGAGTGTAGTTCTTCGCCTTGATGTCTTCATACATAGAACGGGCGGATTCTGTCTTCGACAAATCCGTTCTGGTGAACAAGCCGTTGTCGTCAATGGAAAGACTTACAAGGTTGTTTTTGGTTCTTGCAAGAACTGTGCCCGCGTGATCTCTGAGGAAGACAACGTCGGACATATCCGCGTCGTCGAATGCGTTTCTTTCGATTCTCTCGCGATATACTTCGTTCTCGAAAGTAAACAAATCGTAAGTGTCGAAAGTTGAAGCGTAGCCCTCAACGATAAGCGTCTTTTCTTCGCCCTCGCCCTCGGCTCTGGTTTCCACAATTTCGGTACAGATAAAATTCGAAAAGTTTCTGTATTCTCTGTCATTCTTTATTGGCATTGTCTGTCGCCTCCGTTTCTTCGTCTGCCATTTTCGAATCTATGGTGTAATACTCACCACGAATGAAGATTGCTTCGCCGCCCTCTTCTTCCGTAAGTGGTGCAAGGTTTAATATCTCTCTAGCCTCGTTCACTTTCAGGAATCCGCGGTCGCCTCCGACTTCCAAGATTGCTTTCTTGTCATTCATTGACATATATTGAATGCGGTTTGTTCCCGCAAAGACAGAACACCCGTTCGCGATCTCTCGTTCGGAATAAACAAAGAACGTCATTTCCTCAGAAAAACGAATCGACCACGGCTCGACGAAACCTTCGTAAAACGCGACGCCCTGTTCGCCCGTCCATTTGTTTTGAATGATTTCCTGACTTACACCAAAGTAATTAAAGACGTTCTCTCGGATATACTGAGCTTGTGTCGTGTCGACGTTGTATGCTTCCGGCTTAACTTGTTGAATGTTCTTGTATTCATGCGGGAATACAAGAACCTTGCCGCCCTTCGCATTCTTGCCGAAGTTTCGTTCCGTGAAGTTGCTTTGGCTCTCTGCCAAGTCCTCACCCAACGAGAAGTTGTCGGCTTGTGCAATGAAGGAATAAAAGCCGCTATTCTTAATTGCTTCTTTTATGCCTTGTTTTTGAAGGTGTACTAAATCCATTGTTGGTTCTAGTGCGTCGTTATTCTCACCCCAGAACGCCGACTCAAACTGAAAACGATTCAAGATAACGCAATCTGTCAGTTTGCAAGCCGCCTTTGTATGTCTGTCGTTGAAAACGTATGTCAAATATAATTCGTCTTTGTATTCAACGATCTTAACTTCCTTCGGCAACAACGCCCAGATTCCCACGCGGTTTAGGTCGTCGTCATAGATTGGAACGATAACGACATTGTTTGCAACATCAAGCATTGTCGAAACCCTATAAAGGAACGAAGACCAAGTCGCCCACTTGTTCGGGCGCTTCTTGATCTTGTTTACAAAGGACGTTGCGCCCGCTCCGTTAAACTGAACGTGCAACTTTGAAATGTGACGCGCCCTCGCGTCTATTGCCGCTCTTACAAGTTCAGATTCGTAAATCTTGCCTTGCCAAGTAGTATAAACGGGTTTGTAAGCGGTCAGCATTTCGAACGTTTTACCCGCTTGTTTAACCTTGACCGCCTCGGCTTGGGTTCTGCCGAGTATCTTGTCAACTATTCCCACGTTTTTTACCCCCTATTATTTTTGAGTCTTGTTCCTAGTTCCTTGTACCATTTCTGACGAACTGTCAGCGCACAAAGTAGAGCCGCCGTTCCGTCAATATGTACTTTCGTGTTAACTTTCTTTATCCTGACTCGGTCGTTTCGGTTGTCTGCTTCAATCGCCGTGTCAAGTAAATGTATCTTGGCGAGGTCGTTGTCGCCTATATGCAACTTGCGGTCTTTAATAAGCCCTTCGCATTCTCTTATTACGCCCGTAAGATTGAAGCCTTGGAATACGTCGTCACACTTGAACCCGTATTCTTTCAGGTCTTCAACTAGATATTGGCTAGAGTAGCGGTCGTAGCCAACGACAAGCGGCAACAAGCGGTATTTCTTGACCGCCTCGACAAGCCATTGATAAACGCCCTTGTAGTCGACGAAGTTATCGCCGGACAAGGTGAGCCACCCTTTTTGTATAAATATGTCATACGGCACCCCGTCCCGCGCGATCGCCTCGGCGAGTTTTTCCGACGGCAACCAGAAATGCCAAAGAACGAAGAGTTCTTCGTCTTTCTCTACCACCAGACAAGCCGACGTTAAATCGGTTGTCATTGACAAGTCGATTCCCGCAACACAATAGTTTTGTGCGAAGTCTTCGACTTTCAAAGCTGCGCCGCAAAGTTTCTCGACATCATTTGTTGATAACCAAGCCGTCGCGGACGATTGCTTGACACAACAGTATTTAACAAGAAACTCCGCTTTCTTACTGAGTGATCCTTCCGCGACCGCGATTTCTTCGAGAAGATAATCGACTTTCACGGAAACACCCAAATTCGGGTTTGCTTTCGCTATTTCTTTAATGTCGTTCCACTTTTCCACGTC